CAACCTGCCGACGATCCGCGTCGTCGGCGGCACGGGGCTCGGCTCGGCCGCGTGGAGCGGGCGCGACTTCCAATCGCTCGCCGTGCAAGGCTACGGAAGCAATAGCGACGTGTACGCGTGCGTGAGTTTGGTCGCCGCGGCCGGCAAGCAAGTGAAATGGTGGGACGCCGGCGGCAATAGCAAGGCGCTCACGGCGCCGGCCGGCTTGTGCAAGGCGATCGGCAAACATCCGGACCGTCTGCTTGTCGGCGGCGACGAACACAAGCGCGCGGCGTTTGTCAAGCTGAACGCGAATCCGCGGGCGTCGATTGCGCTATTGACAAAGGCCGGCGGCGCGGCGTTCATCGAGAATTGGTTGTCATACCTGCTCTTGAGCGGCAACGACTATATCGAGATCGAACGTAACGGCGGCGCGGCGCCGTCTATGGTGTACCTGCAACGGCCGGACCGGGTGACGGCCGTCATCAAGCCGGCCGGCGCCGCGGTGCAACCGAGCGAGCAGGAGCTCGTGGGCGCGTGGCGGATCACGGCGTATTCGACGGTGCGCGTCATTCGGCCGGACGACGTGGTGCATTCCAAACTGTTCAATCCGGTCGATGACATCTACGGCATGGCGCCGCTACAGGCGGCGATGCTTCGCGTGGACGCCGAGAACGAGGGCGTGACCTTAATGAAGCGGATGTTACAGCGTGGATTCGCGCCTGGTTGGATCGAGGCGGCGAAGGATTCGCTCTGGGAGGACACGCAGGTTGCTCAACTCAAGGAACGTATCCGCGGTAGTAAGCAGGCCGGCGAAGAGCTTTTCCTCGAGAACGCCGTTTGGCATCAAATGGGGTTTACGCCGATCGATTCCGGTGTGAGCGATCAGCAAATTCTGAGTAAGCGCGATATCGCGAGCGTGTTTCATGTGCCATCGGTACTGATCGGCGATACGACGGCGAGCACTTACAACAATTACCAGGAGGCGCGGCGGGCGCTGTACATGGAAGCGGTTATCCCGCTACTTACGCAGTTTCGGGACGATTGGAACCGGACGATCGGCGCCGAGCTCAACTCGCCGCTCGATTTCGACAAGGATAGTTTCGACGCGATCACGGCCGCGCGTCAGGAAGCAACCGACCGCGTCGTAAAATTGTTCACGAGCGGCTTGATTACGCAGGACGAAGGCCGGCGCGATCTCGAGTACGAGCCGGTGAAACTGGGCGACATGTTCTATGCGCCGGCGAACCTGATGCCGCTTGCCACTGATAAGGTGGAACCGTAGTATGTCAGACATGACGCTACAGAGCAACATGCAGGTGCAAGTTACGGTTACCCATTCATTGATCGGCCGGATTGAGGAAATACAGACGGTTGCCGAGATGAGGAACCTTCCAGAGCCGGGGCTACCGTTTGCGGGTAATCAGACTTTGCTGGAGTGGGGCGTTTCACGCGTGGCGAAGATCACCTACCGTACGTCGCCCGATCAACAATTCATGTTCGCCGCGCTCGAGATTGGCGGCGAGTGGTTTGACCTTCAGCGGCAAAAGCTCGAGCTCGAGGTAATCGGGTTGTACGGATGAAAAGCCGATTGCAAGAGATCATTGCCAGGTACGACGGGTATTGCGCGGATTGCCGCAAGCCGATCGTGCGGAACGCGAAGATCGTGTACGATTGGCAGCGCAAGGCGACGCTTTGTAAGCCGTGCGGTGAGTTCAAGATGAAGCAAGCCGAGTTATTCCAGTGATCGCCGCGGCGAACCTCGATAGCAAGGCGGCAAGGCCGTTAGTCGAGTGGGATGCGCTCGTTGAGCGGTTGGCGGTGCGCTTCGCGGTGCCGGCGCATTCGCTGTTAAACGCCGAGGGCCGGCGCGCCGGCGAGGCGTTCGCAAAAACCGGGCTTGAATCCGCATCGCTCGCCGTTGTGGTGTCCGAGCCGTGGGAGGATTATTTGAACCGCGTGTGGATTTCGACCGTACCGCCGGCCGGCGATCTGGTCAACGCGCATATTCTGGCGGCGGCGCCTTTGGTGCCGACAGCGACGGAGCAGGCGTTTACAGACGCCGCGGTGCGGTGGCTTCGGCTCAACGGCGGCGAACGCGTTACCGCCATCACCGATACGTCGCGCGAAGAAATCGGCAATCAGATACGAATAGGCTACGCAAAAAGTGAATCCGTCGATCAAATCGCGGCGCGCATCGTCAAGCACCGGCGCTCGATTTCGCCGGAACGCGCGCAAACGATCGCGCGGACGGAAGTACACGCGGCATCGAATTTTGGCTCGCTCGAGGCGGCGACGATTTCACGGGCGCCTTTGGTCAAGATATGGGTGGCGCGGGCCGGCGCGCGGCCGGCACACGCGTCGGCCAGCGGACAGCGCCAGCAACTCGACGACACATTTGTGGTGGGTGGCTACCACATGGATCATCCGGGCGACTGGAGCGGCGGCGCGCCGGCCGCGCTGATCGTCAATTGCCGGTGCACGATGAGGTATGAGGTGCAATTGAAACCGACAGCGGCCGAACGGCGCGTGGCATAAAGAATGGTCATGACATTCGGGTCGCTGTTCGCCGGGATCGGCGGGCTCGATTTGGGGTTGGCGCGGGCCGGCCTGGTGTGCCGGTGGCAAGTCGAGATTGAGCCGTACTCGCGCCGTGTGCTTCATAAACGATGGCCGGATGTAACGTGTTATGGCGACGTTAGAACCTTTCGTGACATTCCGCGCGTCGATCTCATCTGCGGAGGGTTCCCCTGTCAAGACCTCTCCTTCGCCGGCAAGCGTGCCGGTATCGAGGGCGATCGCTCGGGCCTTTGGTTTGAGTACGCCCGTATTCTTCGGGACGCTAGACCCAGATGGGTGCTCATTGAAAACGTCCCAGGTCTGCTTGTTCACGATGCAATGCGACGAGTCGTCGGAGATTGGCCGGAATCGGGTATGTGGGATGCTGGCGAAGTGTACGAGCTAGCGACTTCGGCGCGTCCCACTTGCGAAAGCGGGTCTTCATTGTGGCCTACCGCGCAGTGGCCGACGCCGCACACCAACTGCACAACGGGACCGGGATCGCAGGGACGGGACGGTGGAGAGAACCTGCAAACGACGGCCGCGACTTGGCCGACGCCGGCGGCGAGGGACTGGAGAAGCGAACGGGGGCGGGAAGCCACGGCAGCGCATTACAACCGGCCGGCGGGACCGTCTCTTCCGGCCTTTGTATTGAACGAATGCCTTTCGCGCCCGGACGAAATGTCGCAGACGCCGACGCGGCCGTTGGGCGGCGGGATGACGCGATCGGGGGACCGTCAGGACGAACCGTTATTGCCGAAGCAGGCGGCGGACTTGATGCGCCATTGCGATTCGCGCCTGGTCCCAGTGACCCACGATGGCCGGCCATCCTCCGAGAACGGCCAGACCTCGCACCGGCGCTTGAATCCCCGCTTCGTCGAATTTCTGATGGGGTTCCCGATCGGTTGGACGGAACTATGAACGAACTTGAGCGGGCGATGAGCAACCGGACGAAGCGGCTCGGCCGGCTCGGTAACGCCGTTGTACCGGATATCGCCGAGTGGTTCGGGCGGCGAATAGTAGCGTTTGATGAGGTGAAGCGATGAAAGGCAAGCGGGGCGAATGGCCGGATAAGGTGGTGGCACTCCTGAATGACGCCGGCAAGCCGGCCGAGCAGAACGGCGACGCCGTGCCGGCGGGCGAACCGGGGCCGGCCGCGGAACCGGCAACGACAGCGACGCTCAAGACGTACGAGCGGGTGACGGTTACCGAATCGATCAAGCACACGTTTACGATGGCCGAGCTCGCCGAGCTCGCCGATCAGATGGGCGCCGCGGCGTCGCGCGTCTTTCAGATCGAAATCGAAAAGGCCGAGCGGGCGGCGCACTACGCCGCGCTCCTGAAAGAGGCGAACCGGGCGCACGCCGAGCTCGTGAGCAAATTTGTGCAGCGGTACGAGATGCGCGACGTGGAATGCCGGGTCGAGTTCGACACGCCGGAAGCGGGCTACAAATCGTTCATCCGGCTCGATAACGGCGTGAGTATCCGCGAGGTCCGCATGACGGAAGCGGAAAAGCAACGGGCGTTCGTATTCGATGCCGGCGACGGCAAGCCGCAATGAAGATCTCATACGATCCGAAGGTTGAGGAATTGGCACGCTGGGTTCTGGATACCGAGTACAAAGACTACGACGAGCGGTTTGTCAACGTGTTGTCCAGCGTGATTCAGTTGGCGATCGAGGGTTGGTTAGAGGACCGGAAAGGCCACAAATAGGGGGGGATTATGCCGATTGACAAAAAGCTCTTTCAATGCTCGCTCGAGTTCAAGGAAGTCACCGAAGACGGCCAGTTCGAGGGGCACGCCGCGATTTTCAATAATTTGGATCTGCAAGGCGACAAGATCAAGCGCGGCGCCTTCCGTCGCACGCTCGAGGAAACGGGCGGCAAATGGCCGGTCCTGATGGGGCATATCATGTCGCGGCCGGTCGGATTTTCGACGGGCGCCGAAGAGGACGCTAAGGGCTTGCACGTGTACGGCGAATTCACCTTGGGCGCCGACGACGGCCGCAACGCGTACGCGCTCGCCAAACACGCCGCGGCGCTCAAGCAGCCTTTCGGGTTGTCGATCGGCTACGGCGTCGCCAAAGACGGCGCGCGGGTGACTAACGATAGCGTGCGCGAGTTGACCGATTTGGACGTGTACGAATTTAGCTTGGCCGCGGTGCCGGCGAACGGCCGCGCGCGGATCGGCCGGGTGAAAGCGGCCGGCGAGCCGCTCACCGAGCGCGAAATCGAGGGGATCTTGCGGGATGCCGGGTTCTCTCTCAGTGAGGCGAAGTGCCTCATTTCCTCCATGAAGGTGCGACGGGATGTCGAGCCGGAAACGCTACCAGACCCGATGGTATCGGCGGCATTCAACGATCTAATCAATACGGCCGGCGTGATCTATGAGTTCACGCGCGGCATGGAGAACCTACGTCATGGCTGAAATTACCGCAGTAACGGGCGCCGACATCGAAAAATTGATGGGCATCCTAAACGGCTTCAAAGGGCAGTACTCAACGCTGAACGACGAGCTCGTACGGTACGGCAGGGCGCAAGGCGAGACGACCGAGAAGCTCGGCAAGCTCACCGATGACATGATCGCATTACAGACCAAATACGCCGATGCCGCGGCGAAACGGTTGGACACGATCGAGGAAAAGCTGAACCGGGCGCCGGCCGTGCCGGCCGCGCCGAAGTCGGTCGGGCAAATGGTGATCGAGGACGCCGGGTTGCTCGCCGGCATTAAAAGCGGCGGGCGTTTTTCCGTCACCGTCGCGCTCAAGGGACCACTTGCGAACCTGATTCACGCGAAAGACATCACCACAATTTCGCAGAGTTGGCCGCAAATGATCGAGTACATTGCCAGTACCGGCCGACCGCCGTTCGGCGTACGGCAACTGGTGCCGCAAGGGCGCACGTCGTCGGGATCGGTGGAATACATCGAAGAAACGAGCTTCACCAATCTCGCCGCGCCGGTCGCCGAGGGCGCCGCGAAGCCGAAATCCGATAAGGTGTTCACGCCGCGCACGAGCGTTGTCCGCACGATCGCGCATTTCTTCAAGATGTCCAAGCAGACATTCGACGATCTGCCGTTCCTCGCGAGCCAGGTTGAAGCCAACGGGATCTGGGGCGTCCAAACAGTCGAAGACAATCAACTCTTGAATGGCTCGGGCGCGGCGCCGAATCTGCAAGGGTTCAACACGGTGGCACTCGCGGCGGCGGCGCCGACGCCGGCAACCGGCGCGACGCTGGTGGACGCGATCGGTACGGCGATCTTTCAACTTGCGGCGCAGGGATACATTGCCGATGGCGCGGTAGTGAATCCCGCGGATTGGGGACATGTGGCGATGTTGAAAAACACGCAGGGGAATTACCTCTTTACCAATCCGCTCGAGTACGCGGCCGGCCAGCGCCTTTGGGGGGCTCGCCTGGTCGCGAGCGCAAATCAAGCGGCCGGCACGTTCGTGACGGGTGCATTTCAGGGACACGCGCAAATCCTCGATCGCGAGGACGTGCATGTGCAAGTGGCGAACCAAAACGAGGATGACTTTATCAAAAACATGGTGACAATCCTCGTCGAAGAACGGCTCGCGCTCGTGATTTACCAACCAAAAGCCTTTTTGAAGGGCATCGTGCCGGTTGGTTCGTTGATGGCGCTTGAAGCGGAATCGGAAACGCCGGCCGGTCGCCGGAAGTGAGTTTCCATCTTGCGGTCGGGCTTAGGGAATAGGCCGGCCGCTTGCCGCGGGAATCCGTTGTGAGTACGGATTCCCGCGGGTATTATGGATGCCATTATGAGCGGACCGAAAAGGAAACCGAAGCCGAATCCGAAGCCGAAGCGCAAGCCGGACAAAACGCCGGTCAATAAGGCGATCGAGA